AATCAGATCAATGATTACGAGAAATCCAGCTATGCGAACTCAGAAACGCAGCAGCTGGCTTTTTTAGTTGATACAATGCTGTTTCGGCTCACGATGTATGAGCAGGAGATTAACTACAAATGTTTGACGCATAAAGAGCGGTCGGAAGGATTTTTGTTCAAATTCAACGAAAAGGTCCTCTTGAGAGCAAATGCTGAATCACAGATGCAGGTGATTACTTCAGCTATACAGAATGGCGTTTACACGCCAAACGAAGGCAGACATTATCTGGATCTTCCGTCAAAGGAGGGCGGAGATATATTGATTGTAAATGGTAACTATGTTCCACTGACTTCGGTCGGCGCGGCATATGGAGTGAATGGGAAAGGAGGAAAGGAATAGTGGTTTTAAAAATAAATGGCGACATTGTGGGAAATGACTGGAAAGAGATCTATGACTGGTTTGGAATCGAATGTTCCACGCCTGGAGATGTCCAGAAGGCACTGGCAGAGCTGCCGAAGGGCGACCGCCTGCAAGTGAAAATCAATTCCGGAGGCGGTGAGGTCATGGCTGGGCAGGAAATGTATTCTATGCTGCGGAACCGAAATGATGTTGATATCGAAGTGGAGTCAATGGCAGCATCCGCTGCTTCAGTGATTGCGATGGCCGGACACAGTACCATATCGCCGGTTGGAATGCTGATGATTCATTGTGTATCAGCGGGCTGTGTGTCCGGAAATCATCAGGATATGGAAAAGATGGCGGAGACGCTTCGAACTTACGATGAAGCACTTGCAAATGCGTATGTCGTAAAGACTGGGAAGCCAAAGAATGAGATTTTGCAGCTCATGAACAAGGAAACGTGGCTGACGGCCGAAAGGGCGGTCGAGCTTGGATTTGTGGATGCTGTTGCGGTAGATGCCCCTTCATTTACCAATGCGTGTAGCATGATGGCGGTAACGCCTGAGATGCTGAAAGAATTCCAGGATGCAAAGGCAAAAGAAAAAGCCCTGGAAGAAGAAAAAGAAAATCTGTTAAAAGACCTTGATTTATATGGGGTGTGAAAGGAGATAAAGTATGAATGAGAAATTACTTGAACTGTTAAACCAGATCAACGCACAGAAACAGAAAGTAGTAGACCTGGCAAATGCCGGAAAGCTGGAGGAAGCAAAGACGGCCAAGGAAGAGCTCCAGAAGATGCAGAACAAATTTGACCTGTTAAAAGACGTTCTGGATCAGGAACCGGCAGCGGAGCCGATCGAGCCGACAGCAGAGCCGTCTGGAGTGCATCCAGTAAACATCAACAAAAATCATGCGATTCATGAGTTCGCGGATGCGGCACGTCATTACTTTAGAAATGCAAAAGCGAATACAGAAGGAACGAATGCGGATGGCGGTTATACAGTTCCGGATGATATCAAAACAGAGATCATCCGTTATAAAGAAGCAAGATTTTCAATGGAGTCTCTGGTAGATACGGAGTCTGTATCTACAGATAGCGGCCGCCGCACCTACCAGTCGAGAGCAGACC